TTCCCAAATTCCCGGCTCGGTCTGGACCTGAGTTACAAATCCTATCTCACCGAAGAATTTGGCCATCTATCACGGCTCCGGAACGACGTTACCAGTCTCAGTCTTCCGCTCAACGATGATCGCTGACTTGGGCTGAGTCAGCGCACCGGAGAGGCGAGTTTCCAAGAGGTAGTGGTACTGGTTGAAGCTGATGTCAAAGTCCTCAGCCGCGAAGAGCTGACCACCCTTGTCCGCACCAATGGTGTAATCGGACATGTTGACGATGATGCCGAGGGCGTCGACAGTGCCATTCTTGGTAGAGGAGCGCTGCAGGCCCTTCATCAGCGGGACCTTGACGATCTTCGAGACACCGACGTAGTCGGCCAGCTCGGAGACGCTGCGGAACAGACGGTGACCCATCTTGTCCTTAAGCAGAAGGATCTCGGTGACCATGTGGGGCTCGGCGAACCAGGTCGGGTTACCAGCACCGTCGTAGTCGTCCATGGCGCGGACGATGGAGTCCAGGATGTCCTCAGTGGTGGTCTCCTTGGCCAGTACGACGCGAGGAGCGTAGAGGCTGTCCTCCTTGTAGATCGGGCGGATGCAGTCCTCCTTGATCTTGTCCTTAGAGGAGGCCTGGCGACCATCACCGATGAGGACCGCTCGACCGAGCTCCTCCTCGATCATGATCTTCATCTCGCCGCGGATCCAGGACACCACATCGAAGTCGGTGATGTCCAGGATGTCATCCCTATCCAACCTCTGCTTCTTGTAGATGGTGGTAGGCGAGGTGACACGCTGCAGAAGCGTGAAGACCTCGTCTTCCTTTTTATTACCCTTAATGTAACCCTTGGCACGGGCCTCGTCAGCCGTGATGTCGGCGAAGCGAGTGCGAATACGGGAGAAGGGCGAGTGCTTGGCGCCACCGACAACAGCGTTGACCCAATCGGTCTTGCGCTTGATGAACTCGGGGGTGTTCCACAGATCCTTAGCCTCAGGGAAGAGGGTCTCGATCTGCTTGATGCCGTAAGCGTCGGCGTGGGCCAGGATGGCCTGCTTCAGGGAGCCGCTGGAGCGAGCGTCCTCGAAGATGGTCTCGACCTGGGCGTGAGTCAGGACGGGGAGCTCCTCGGTGGTAGCGGAGCCCTCAAACACGTTCTTGTGAGCCATAGTATCCTCAGTTGTGTCGGAATGGGCGGTGTCCTCGGCCTCTTCGGTCTCAGACTCCTCCGCCTCTTCATCTACGGAATCGACGAGCTGTCCGACGATGGCGTAAACCGCCGTCTTCTGCTCCTCTGTCATACCTTCGAAGATCTCCCCGAGCGTGGGGTCGTCCTCGTCGCCATCAGCCTCATCGGCCTCCGGCTCCTCCTCAGCGTGCTCGACGTCGTCCGTCTCCTCCGCCTCGAAGTCCTCATCCTCATCCTCGTCCTCAACGTCATCACCATGAGAGACGAAGTCCAGCTGTGCATCTGTGTAGATGACAGCCTCGATCTCATCGCCGTCATCACCATGCTCGATGGAGACCTGGTCGATGAGGGCACCAGGGTTAGCGCCGCGGAGCACCAGACTCACCTCAACGAGCTCACCGTGGACAACGTCGTTGCCCCGAGCCCGAACATGAGTAGCATAGATGCTCATCGCCTTGATGTCGCCGTTCTTGACCATCTCTCGAGCGGTCCGGCCACGATCTGTGTTGTTGAGGTGGGCGTAGGCGTAGACGCCGTCCTCACGAACCTCAAGGTCGGCATGCCCGAGGACGTTCTCAACGTCGCCGTGCTTGTGCTGCCAGACCAGAGGTACAGTCTTCCCGTCGTACGCCGCGAAAGCCCCGTGTCGGATGACCTTGTTATCCGAGCACCGAACATCGTTCTTCGTGGCGTAGCCAGAGAAATCGCACTTAACTGCCATTTTGACTACTCTCCATCAGTTCGGAAATTGGTACCTCCGATGCAGGGACTTCGTCGACCGGCTCTTCGCCAGGCGGCTGTTCCTCGCCCATCGGATTGATGTTGGAGTTCACCAACTGGTTTGCCGTCTCGTCTTCGGACTGGGCCCAGCCGAACTTCGGGCGAAGCTCATTGGCGGTACCAATCTCGTTTCGCTTGACGGAGTCGACCAGCTTGGACATCTCCTCCAGCGGGACGTTGAGGAACGGATCCTCGATCGCCATGATCCGCTGACGCTGCGTTCGGGCAGTCTTGGTGAGGAAAGTCCTTGTGATGGCATCCGTGATCGCCTTCAGAACTGGACGAACCGTTCGGTTCTGGTAGTTCAGCATCTGTCGAGCATCAGCCTTGCCGGTGAAGACATCCTCAGTCATCCCGAGCTGGTTGTACAGCTGGGTGGTGAGCCACTGAATCTGGCTCATGAGGTTATTCTCGGAAGGTCGGTTCAGCTGAGTGATTCGCTCTGCACCATCGGTGTAGGCGATACCGTACTGAGACCCTGCGAGCTGTTCCTCAATTGCCTTTCGTCGCGCCTCGGCCTGCTGCTTCTTCAGCTCAGTCTTGACGACGTACGGAAGCTGAATGATGATGTCCAGCTTACCGGATCCAGACTGCTTGTCAATAGCATCCAACAGATGGAGCTTCTGAGTCAGTCGCTGCAGCGTAGAGTTTGGAGCATTCATTACGCTGTACAGAGGATTCTGTACAACAGCAACGAACTCCTTCTCTAGAGTCAGCTGTTCTCGCTGTCCAGTCTGGTCGTTGTAGACCTCAACTCGAACGTGGCGAGGATACCAGTTCAGGATTGTGCCGACTCGCATAGATTTGATGTCGTAGCCCTGAGTTAGGTCGGGGCTGACATCTGTGTCTACCGGAACGATCGCTACAGCGCCCTCTTCGAAGAGCGTGAGTACCAAATCCTGGAAGAATCCCTGGCCGGTCTGGTCGATGTTGGCGCTCAGAGACAAGCAGTCGTCAAGATAGCTACGGTAGTAGCTCTTGAGGTTGCCATTATCGTCAGTCTTGACGTGCCGAATAGGAACATTCGATACATCGATAGCAATCTGGTTATAGATGCTCGTGACGATTGTCTGGTCGCCGACGACAGGTCGGTAATTCAGGTTTGGATTACCAAATGTCCACGAACCGTACTCCGGTGTGAAGTTCTTCTTGTCCGGGGATTTTGAAAACGCATTCCATGCGTGAGCTAGTCGATCACTAAGACCCATTTCACCTCCTCGCTCATTCGAATGCCTCCTTGTTGATCTTGT